GCAATCTGCTGCGAGAAGGCCCAACTAGACCTGCTGAGAAACCCGAAGTAGCTACGTTAAAAGCCCGTATCTCTTGTCCTGCCATGTCTATCTCCTATTAAGGTTGAACAGCAGTGTTAAAAGCTTGAGCATACATTACTGTTATAACAACTGATCCCGCATTTGTACCTGCGCTTGAGGTAGCTGTTAGTTTTAAATCGGATGTTCCAGTGTTCTTCCATGTAAGTGTACCACCACCAGAAGCACCTAAAGCTTTGATACCTACAGTGGTTCCAGAAGCAACAGCATTAACAAGAGTTGCTGCACCGCCTACAGTATCCCCAACACTAATATTTGTTGTGGTGTTAGCAGCTACTTCTAAATCGACAATTATGTCTACGATTTTTGAGTTAGCGGGAATTACTATATTTGTAGCTTCTGCTGCAACAGCACCGCCAGAAATATCCATTACATGTTGCTGAGTCATTACAACATAGCCAACGTTTGCTATGTCTGTTCCAACGACAGTACCCGTTGTGTTTCTAATATTACCTGCCCGAATCGGGCCTGAGAAAGTTGTAGTACCCATGTTGATCTCCTGTCTTGGGTTACGTCAGCAGCATCATGCCGCTGTCAGGGATAAATTAACAATAACATATCTTACGAAAAAAGAAAGGGGCGAGTAAACCCGCCCCTGTAAAAGTTCAATTGAACTTATGCACCTGGAGATCCATACATTCCTAATGGATCTGATACACCGAAAGAGTAACGCTCTCTCGCTTTGTAGCGAACGTTTCCTGTATCGAAGTCTCCGTCCATAGATGTCTGCATAGCAGTACGCACAAAGTGCTTCATGCCGTTTGGAACATCTGTGGTTAAGAAGAACGCATCGTTATCAGTTAGATAATGATTTACACGGTAACCTTCTGGTATGGAGCCATTGGTATTAAGTGCGTTAATATCGTTATCTGCTGTTCCGACACGAAGATCTGTCTGCAACAAGCGAGTCGCAACAAACATCAATGCAGGCGGAACGATCAACTTACGAGGACGTGCCGCAATCAATAAACCACGTTCGTCAGTGAACGCAGCAATATTAATAACCGCTTGCTCTAAAGATGTTTCGTTCAAGTCAGCCGCAACCGCAGGACGGTTTGCGTTTGAACCACCTTCAACTGTTGGGTGACTGGTTGAAAACAAAGTTACACCGTCCCCTGAGTTGAATGTAGTAAAGCCTGTATTAAGCAAAGATGCCGCTTTAACCTGCTTTGTATATGCCATACCTCTAGCTAATGCTTTGGTATAACGAGCAGATAGTGAATCATACAGATTGTCTTCCATTGCTTCTTCAGTAATGGAAAATCCCATTGCAACCGTTTCGTGGTTGTAACGAGCTGTGAATGATTCTTGTGCATTGTCGTAAGATATTGATGCGCCTTCAGCTTTCACTGGGGCAGCGCCAAATCCTGACAACTTCACTTCTTCTTCAAAACTGCGATCTGAGTTCTCAGTTTCATAGACCTCTGCATGTTCGCCCTCGTACTTCTCGTACTCTAAACCGAATAATGCGTTAAGTCCTGGTAATAGCTCTTTGAGGAGCTGTGCGCGTGATATAGCCATCGTCTAAACTCCTTATAAGCCAACGTTATTTGTCATCTGGTGAGCGCCTGGATTGAACTTTACAAGTACATCTGGAAACGCATCACTAGCAGGTGACACATGAGAAACGATGCGGAATGCTGCCGCAGCCGTTTTTACAGTAGCATCCAATGCAGATGTAGAGTTACCTGTCGAGGTAGAACCTGTCGAAGTAGACTGTACTGCCGCAAAGAATGTGTTTGTGCCAATGATTGTTTGAGCACCTGCACCATCAAGCTGTGCTTGGAATAATACATTTGGATCATCAATCACATAGGCTTTAATAGCATCACCGTTGGATGTACCAGTTGGATAATGCTGATCTTGTATCAGTTGACCTGAAGAGTTAACGTATTCACAACCAACGAAAACGCCTATTGCGCCAACGCCTGAAGTGCCTGATATGCTATTGGAGGTTAGGTCTGCACCTGAACCTGTAGCCAACGCAATGTACCCATCTGCCCCAATGATGACGGCTTGACCATAAAATAGGTTTGTACCTTCACCTGCGGGATCGATGAGATATTGGTTCGTAGAACCTGCATACGGCATTCCATCTGATCGTCTGATCGGACGTAGACCGTAGGGAGCTGCTGTAGTAGCCATGTCTCATACTCCTAAAAGTTTAAAATTACGACAAGCTACCCTTTCGAGTCACTTGCCAAACGAGTTCCGTGTGCTTCGCTCTGGTTTCAGAACTGGCATACGAGGGTCTGAGTTACGCAAGTAGCTGTTATCCACAGCATCCATTTGGCTTTCTGCCTGTAGGAGCTGTGCATCACGTCTAGCTTGCACATTTTCGGTAGTATTCTGACATAGCAGCAATCCACCGACCTCAATATTGTCTGTAAATCGAGAATCGATATCAGACACAACTTGAAGGTTTGGGTGTTCCTCTTTCCGAACAGGTGTCCATCCCTCACGAAATCTGGAAGATACATTCGTATTGTCACTGTTCCCAAGTGTTGATGTGCGAATCCAACGGTATTCAATACCATCTTTGGGTTCGGGGGTTGGTAACAACGAAGGTCTCGTCCACGACACCTTACGTTTTGACTCTTCACGAGTCTCTGTGTTGCGTGAGTTTCGGTTCGTCATGATTTCACTTCCTTCATTAATTGCGCCGCATATTGTTCATTTGACAGACCAAGTCTCTTGGCGAGAGAAACCTGCGTTGAGGTCAGTTGCACTTTGCGTGGTCTTTTGCCGCTTCTAGCAGCAGGGGCAACCACGTTGCCCGCCTGACGTTGGGGTGCTAACTCCTCAAAAGACCCATCGTCAAACTTATTCGGGAAGACGCTTCTCATAGCATCATCGATTTGATTATAGTACGCTTCAGTGTCTGGCGCAATACCACTTCTAATAAGTTTTTCATGAACGCCATAAGCATATCCTGTCATCTCAGGATCATACCCAGTACTGTGAGGCCCAAACCAAGAGTTTTTATTAGCCCATTCAATACCCATCTGACTAGGTTTTGGTGGCTGTTCAGCTTGTTGTTGGTACTGAGGTTGTGGTGCAGGCTTGGGTGCAGGCTTAGGTCTATATGAATCATACTTATCTTTTTCTACACTTAGCTTTGCAATAGATTTCTGAGCTTCTATCAAAGCATCAGGATCTCCTGTTTCATAAGCTGATTTGTAAGCAGCCTCAGCTTTTTCTAACTGAGCATCCACTCTACTTTTAGCTTGATTAACCAGAACTACCTCACCATCATTGATGGTTCTTTTGAGATTATCGTTCTCCTGTTTGATTTGCTCTGCGTAACGCAAAGCCTCATCCTGGAGTCGAGCAGCTTCTTCCTTTGCTCTTCTTTCCTCATGAAATTCATATTTTAATTGCTTAATTCTTTTTTGAACATTCTCATTATAATTTTCTATTTCTTCATCGTTAGGAATCTGTGGCTCACTGCCCTCAGCCCTTCTGGGTTTTCCCTTATCTTGCTCAGGAGTGTCATCAACAACTTCTATTTCAAAGCCATCATCTTCCTGATCTGGTTTTCCTTTTGAAGATTCAATAGCTTCTGCTACTGTTTCTTCTTCAAATTCTACTTCTTGTTCTGCTGCGTTATTCATGCTCTTGAATACCCCCTTGGATCTTCCACAACTGCCTCAACAGTGTCATCGTTAATAAGACGAAACTCTTTCCCATGTACTTTAAATCTAGTGCCTGAGTAAGATCGGAAGATTACAAAGTCTCCCTTCTTGCAATACGATCCATGTGGAAATTTTTCTTTATCCGCATAGGCATCTTCGCCTAGCTCCATAACAAAACCAATAATAGAAGCAGTCTCTTCTGATGCTTTAATCCCATCAGGCATAAGAACCCCACCTTCTGTCTTGTCGCTGATTTCTGGTACGCCAATAAGAATCTTGTATCCTTTTGGCTGTGGTAGTTTAGTAGCTACCTTTTCTTCTGTAGTCGCATTCCCTGTATACATTTTAATACCTTGCAGTGATTTAAAGGTTCACAGTCACCTTGCGTGGACATCCACGAATACTCCCTAATTTGGACAATAGTAAAAAATTTTTTAACTTTCAATATATCTTTTTTCTATGTCTTCTAAATCTTGTCGTATAATTTTTACTAGATCGCATCTTCCGACCAAACGATTATACGAACCAAGATCTTCTGCCTGACCAGATGCAAGATATGTCTTAATATCTTCTTCATACTCATCAAGCTTTCGCCCTAACAGCGAAAACACACTATCACTCATCTCCCTTTACAAGCTCCTT